TCGGCACAGTGGGCGGGAGAAACGTGGACGGGCAGTCCTGCGGCGGCTGGCGGCAGCGCCACTGACCTGACGATTCAAGACGCGACTCACAGACACACCGCCGACAGCCTGACGATCACCGTCGCCAGCACGCTGGCGATCCAGGAGGCAACGCACGCACACACGGCCGACAATCTCACGATCACCGCAGAGGGCGAGGCCACGACCATTGGCCGCAAGGGGCGCCGCGCTCGCTTGCGCAAGCTGCTGGACTTTGATGTTCCGATGCCGGTGGAAGTCGTCACCGGGACCGTGCCGTCCGATAAGGTAGTCGAGCCCATCGCGCAACCGAAGGCCGGCCCGAGCGCATCCAAACTGGCAAGCAGGCCGGCAAAAGTCAAGAAGGCCAAGCCCGCTGCGGCGCCAGTGGCAGAGGCAAAGCCAGCCGCAACCGTAGAGCCTGCAGTTCAGGCGGTCGCGCAGCAACCAGAGCCGCAGCCAGTCGCCGCCGTTGCGCCGCGCCCGATGATGCTGTCCGACATCCTGAGCGCGGAGACGATGACGCCCGAGGAGATGGTCGCGGCAATCAAGTTGCTCGCGCGCGTGCAGCTCGGGCCGCAGTTGATCCGCAGCACGCCGAAGGCCAAACTCATCAGAGCATGAGCGGGAAGAAAATGAGCGACAACGCCGCCCCGGCAGCAACCAGCAGGCCAATGGTGCGCAGCCATATCTTGCTGTACTCCCATGCGTGCTTCGGTGAACCGCTGACCAGAAAGCCGGCCAGCGGTACGATGCCAAGGAAGATCACCAGCAAGCCGGCGAGTTTCAGGTAACGAGGAAGGTCATCCAAATGAACCCCAACTGTATTGCCGCCGTGACGGCTGCTGCTGGCAAGGCCCTGAGTCCGGGCAAGATCAAGGCCATCGAGGACGCATTGTCGTCCAAGATGCGGGAACTGGCACGCCGGGATCGCCAGCGGTGGATGGGCCTGACCCGTGACCAGCAGATGATCGAGGGCGCGACCGCTGCCATGCAGGACATTCAGGCCGCTGCGGCGCTCAAGGAATACCGGGCGCAGTTGCAGATCCTACGCACCGTCGAGACTGAGGCCCGCATCGGGCAGCAGATGGCGCTGGATGGGTCGAGCCGGTCTGTCGGCCAGGTGCGCGACATCGAGAACACGCACGCCTACATCGAGGCCACGCGCAACGCGGCGATCTCCAACCTGGGCGACATGCTGGATGCGGCCGGCAACCGGGACGGCACGGGCGTGCTGCGCAACCTCGGGATGCGCATCTTCGATCTGGACAATCCGCAGATGACTGCCGACGTGGTGCGCGAGGTGTTCAAGAACGCGGACGGTCACACCGGCAACAAGGCGGCGCAGGCTGGGGCGCGTGCGTGGCTGGACACAATCGAGTCCATGCGCCAGCGGGTGAACGCCGCGGGCGCCGACATCGGGAAGCTCGGTTACGGCTACCTGACGCAGGCCCATGACGCGGTGAAGGTGGGCAAGGCTGGTGCTGCAGCCTGGGCGCAGAAGGTCGCGCCGCTGATGGATCGCAATCAGTACGTCCGCGACGATGGCACGCTGATGACCGTCCCCGAGATCACGCAGATGCTGGAGGCCGCGCACGAAACGATTGCCACGGGCGGCGGCAACAAGACCGCGCCGGGGCAGTTCAAGGGCTCGGGCGCGCGGGCGAACCGGGGCAGCGATCACCGTGTTCTGCACTTCAAGGACGGTGACGCCTGGATGGAGTACATGCGCGAGTACGGCGAGGGCTCGCTGTATGACTCCATGATGGGCCACATCAGCGCGGCGGCGCGCGACATTGGACTGCTGGAGAACTACGGCCCGAACCCCGAACAACAGTTTCGGGTGCAGTTCGACATGGCTGCGCGCGCGGACGGCCAGGGCAAGAACCCACTGCCCGAGCGCGTCAAAGGGAACCGGGCGGATGCGTACTGGAGCATTGTCAGCGGCAAGACCGGCAACCCCGAGGACATGCTGATCGCCCGCATCGGGCAGGACGCGCGCAACATCCAGACGGCGGCGAAGCTCGGCGGCGCGGTGCTCTCCAGCACGACCGACATCGGAACCATCGCGGCCAGCCTGCACTACAACCGTCTGCCGTATTTCGACATGCTGTCCAACCTCATAGGCGTGCTGTCAAAGGATCAGCGGCGATTCCTGCAGGCGCATGGCGTGATCGGCGAGGCGCTCACCGGCACGCTCAACCGCTGGACCGGCGACAACCTGACGCACAGCCTGTCGGGCCGGGTGGCCGGCAGCGTGATGAAACTCTCGCTCATGAACGCCTGGACCGATGGCCTGCGAGCGGCATTCTCGGCGACCATGATGCAGGGCTTTGCGCGCAAGGTCGGCAAAGGCTGGGGCGACCTGACCGAATGGGATCGCCACCTGATGGGGCGCAAGGGAATCAGCGAGGCCGACTGGTCGATCATCAGCCAGGCCGTGCCGACCGAGCGCAACGGGACCAAGTTCCTGACGCGCCAGGCCATCGAGGCGGTGCAAGACCCGGGCGCACAGGCCGCGGCGGCGCGCTGGATGGGCTTTGTGTCCGACGAGGCGCAGTTCGCCGTCGTCAACCCTGACCTTGCCACCCGGGCGATTGTGACGGGCGGCGGCATGCCCGCGGGCACGGTGCGCGGCGAGGCGATGCGGGCGTTCATGCAGTTCAAGTCATTCCCGACCGCCATGATTACCCGGCACTGGGCGCGCGTGCTGGAGACGCCGCAGGGCCTGGAGGGCGCGCCGATGGGGTACGGGGCCGACACGACTGCCGGCAAAGTGGTCAACCGCACGGCGGTGCTGGCCGCGCTCACGACGACGCTGACCATGATCGGCGCGCTGGTGCTGCAGAACAAGGCGCTCGTGCAGGGGAAAGACCCCTACGACATGACCGAGGCCAAGTTCTGGGCGCGCGCTGCAGCCCAAGGCGGCGGGCTGGGGTACGTGGGCGATGTGCTGCTCAAGCCCGAGGGCGGGACGTTTGCCGGCCACGAGTTCGAGAATGTGCTGGGCACGGTGCTGGGGCCGTCCGGTGGCGCGGCTGGCGGGCTGGTGGATCTCACCATCGGCAACGCGAAGCAAGCGGCTGACGGCAAGGACACCAACTTCGGGGCAGAGGCGATCCGGTGGACGAATGCCAATCTGCCATATGCGAACCTGTGGCAGACCCGGGCGCTGTGGGAGCACTGGGTTCTTCATAACCTGCAGGAGGCGGCGAATCCGGGCTATCTGGCGCGCATGCAGAAGCGGGCGCAGAAGGATTGGTCGCAAGGTTTTTATTGGGCGCCGGGCGAGGCACTCCCCGACCGTGCGCCAGATTTCGGTAATGCAATTGGAGGGCAATGATGCGACCCGATCAGATCACACGCCTGCACGAGCTGCAGGAGAAACTCGCCGACGTGGTGCTGGAGGAAGCCGACCCGGGCCTGTGGCCGGGCGCAGGACAGGCGCCGGCTGACATGGACCGCGAGACCCGCGGGGATAGGTTTTGGGCGAAAAAGAACGCAGCCGCAACTTTCGCCCTACTGGAGCGCACAACCTCCACCCTGTCCTACACCCCGAACGACCGCCAATCGCTGCCGGATCAGGAACTTGACATCGAAAAGCAGATCGCCAAGCGAGAGCGCGAGGCGCAGAAGCTGCTCGACGGCGTGATGGACCGGGCCAAGAAAGCGGCATTCGATGAGCGCCCGGCCGGCAAGAAATAACGCATCGCTTTTGGCCTTCTTTCTGGAGTGGGCCGAGCTCAAACGCTGGGAGGTGCCCGCTGTCCATGTGCGGGCCTGCCACTGGCTGGAACACTGCGGCGACCTGGCTGTACTGCGTTGCTTCCGTGGCTTCGGCAAGTCCACCATCCTGGCGGTCTACAACGCCTGGCGCTACTACCGCAACCCGAAACACCGCATCTTGCACCAAGGCGCTGACGACCAGATGGCCTACAAGACCAGCCGCGACACCCAGCACGTTCTGCGCTCGCATCCCTGGACGGCTGGCATGCTGCCCGACAGACCCGGCCTGGTGGAGCAGTGGTGGGTGCAGGGCTCGGACGACCCGCGCAATGCGTCCATGTTCGCCAAGGGCATCACCAGCACGACCACATCCAGCCGCGCCGACGAGTGCCAGAACGATGACGTGGAGGTGCCCAAGAACATCCAGAACCCCGAAGCGCGGGAGAAGATGCGCGCGCGGCTGGGCGAACAGGTGCACATCATGGTGCCCGGGGCGAAGCAGATGTTTATCGGCACGCCTCACACGCACGACAGCCTCTACGACGAGATGGAAAAGCTCGGCGCCGACTGCCTCACGATCCGCATGTTCGCCACCGAGTACCGCATCGACGAGGGCCTGGACACCCGCTACAAGCTGCCATTCGTGCCCGAGATCGTGTTCTTCGGCATCGGCAAGAATGCGCGCCTGCTCGTGGCCGGTGTGGACTATCGCAACACCAAGGACGGCATCGAGTTCGCCAGCCCGCCCATGGGCCTGGTGGACTGCTACGGCGGGTGCGCGTGGCCAGAGCGGTTCGACGGTGCCGAGCTACTCAAGCGGCGGCGCAAGACCCGCACAATCAACGAGTGGGACAGCCAGTACCAGTTGCACTCGAAGCCGGTCGGTCAGCAGCGCCTGGACCCCGAGCGCATGATCGCCTACAACATCGAGCCGACCATCCGCCAGGCCAACGGCGAAACCCTGCTCATGCTGGGCAATGTGCGCATGGTAGGCGTCAAGGCCCGGTGGGACTGTTCGCTGGGCAAGATCAAGAGTGATGCCAGCGCCGTGTCGATCATCTTCACCGACGACGTGGGCCGGCTGTACTGGCACCGCTCTGAGGCGCTCACGGGCGAACTGGAGGTGATCGCGTCCGACGACCGCACGCTGATCGGCGGGCAGGTCAAGCAGTTGCTCGATCTGCTTGTGCCCCTGCAAGTTCCATCTATCACCATCGAGACGAACGGCCCGGGTGGGTTTGTTCCGGCCATCGCCCGCAAGCACTTGAAGCGCCACGGGATCGCAGTGCGCGAGGACTTCGAGAAAGAGAACAAGCAGCAGCGCATTCTGGACGCCTTCGAGCCGCCCCTATCCAGCGGGTTTCTGTGGGCGCATGTCAGTGTGATGGACGGCCCGGCTGCCAAGCAGATGGCCGACTTCGACCCGCAGCAGAAGAACCAGCCCGACGACTACATCGACAGCGCGGCCGGCGCCATCGCCGAGACGCCTGTGCGGGTGGGCCGGATCATTGGCGGGCAGGTTTCCGGGAACCCGAACGGCAAGGGGCGGGAAGATTGGCGACCATCAGCGGGTGTGCATGAGGTGGAGCTAGAGGCCTGAGCTTGCACCCGCGCCAACACGCGCGAGGTGCCCTTTGACAGTATCAGCACAAACCACCGTCAACAGCAGCACCGCCAACGGTGTCACGACGGTTTTCCCTTATGCATTCAAGATCCTGCGCGATGCGGATCTCGAGGTGCTGGTCGACGGCGTCGTCAAGACCCTATCCACCCACTACACGGTCAGCGGCGCGGGCAACAACAGCGGCGGCGATGTCACATTCCTGAGTGCGCCAGCCGCCGATGCCATCGTTGTGCGCCGGCGCAACATGCAGCTTGTGCGGTCGGTCGACTACCAGTACCAGGGCGATCTGCCGAACTCCGTTCTCAATCCCGACCTTGACGCGCCAATTCTGATTGCGCAGCAGTTGCAGGAACAAGTTGGTCGCGCGGCGCGCGGGCCTGCGGGCGAGACATGGACCGAACTGCCTGCCGCGGCCGACCGGATCGACAAGTTCCTTGTGTTCGATGCGACGACGGGGGAAGCCGAGCTATCCACGGTCACGCAGACCCAGGTCGCCAGCGCCGTCGCTGCAGCCTACGCTGCAGGCTCGACTGCAGATGCTGTCACGTTCCTGCAGGCTGGCACGGGTGCCGAGTCTCGATCGGTACAGGCCAAGCTGCGCGAGTACGTGTCAATCTCTGACTTTGGGGTGCTTGGGGCCGGCAACGATGCGGCAATCTTGCAGGAGGCAATCAACGCGGTGCAGGGCACGTCCGCATGCATCATCATTCCCGGCAACACAACGATCCAACTCGGAACCACGCCGGTAACGTCTGCTCGCGCTGTGAGGCTGGTTGGCCTGGGCGGCAAGGACCGCACGTTCATAACATGGACTTCCAGGACCATGACGGCCTGGGCGCACACCGGCGACCAAGCGGGCGGGTTGGTCATCGAGGGCGTCACCTTCTCTGGGCCTACGTCTTGCACGGCTGGCGGCGCGATCAGCGTGAACGGTTACGGTGGCGTTGCATGCGCTGGCGTCAACATCCACAACTGCGCGTTTGTCAACGGTTTCCGGCAGCTCTACATGCCGCAGGCACATTCGTGGGAGATCACCGGCAACACGTTTACCGACTACGTTGAATGCGGACTCTACACGGCAAACACGATCACGGTCGGCCAGGATGAGGGCGATTCCTACTTCTCGAACAACGGCATGTTCGCGGGCGTCTTGGCTTCTGCAAAGGGCATCGTACAAGCCGGGGCTGGCGGGCTGAAGGTCATCGGCAACAAGATGTATGGCGGGCAGTACGGCTATTACATGGACTTGGACAGTGGCGTCGACACATCGATTCTCATCATCCAGGGCAACAGCATTGAGTTTCAGTTGCACAGCGGCGTGAGGCTGCGCAATACCGCTGGAGGCGCATCGTTCACGCAGATTGTCATCAACGGAAACCAATTTGCTGCGCAGCCAACCCCGATCAATCTGGATCACGCCAGTTCTTGTTTTGTGGCTGCGACGATCAGCGACAACATCATCGGCGCAGCAGCCGGGGCCGGGACCACTTGCGCGATCACGGTGACAACCACACCGCTGTCGATCATCACGGGGAATATCGTTTACGGCACTGGAACCACGGTGCTGGGACTCACCATCGGCTCTGGTTCTTTTTCCACTCGGGAAGAAAACAACCAGTTCTACGGCTGCGTCACAGAGGTGTCGAACTCGGTCAGCAACGGTGTTGCGTCGGCCACATCCATCACATTGCCGATCTGGACCGATGTGATTATCGTGACCGGAACGACAAACATCACCAGCATCGCCAGCGCATCGAACCATCGAAACCGCACCGTGACCCTGATGTTCCAGGGCATCCTGACCTTCACGGACGGCAACAACCTCAAGCTCGCCGGCAATTTCGTCACGACCGCAGACGACACGATCACGCTGTGCTGCGCTGACGGAACGAACTGGTACGAAGTCTGCAGGAGCGTCAATTGATCCCCGCGCTGCCCATCCCTCCGACGCCTGGGCCGGATCACGAACCGCACGAATTGGAATGACCATGCCAGAGACGCCAATCTCCAACCGCGAATACGGCCAGCTCGAGGCCCATGTTGCCCAGTTGCGCGACGATGTGAAGGCGCTGCAGGCATCCGTCAACGAGATGGCCGCGATGATGCAGCAGGCCCGGGGCGGGTGGAAGGCCATCGCCCTGATCGGCGGGATCTCCGGCGCCGTGGGGGCCTGTATCGCATGGGTGGTGCAGCACACGAATTTCTGGCCGTGAGATGACCTTCGACCCGAACAAGACCATAGCCGCCCGCGTCAAGCGGCGCATTGTGCCGAACTGGCGCTCCCGAATGCGCGACTGGTCGACCATCGCGCTCGGACTGTCGGCTGCCATTGCCACGACATGGATGGCTTTCCCGGCCGACTGGGTCGCCTTCCTGCCGGTGGAGTGGGTGGCAAAGGGAACTGGGGCGCTGTCCGCTGCCGGCCTGCTTGCCAAGTTCATCATCCAGGGGCCGATCAAGGACGGTGACAAATGACCCCGGCCGAGTTCGCCCAGGCCACAGGCGCCACGCCCGAGCGCGTCACCGAACACATGCACCACATCGAACATGCGATGGCGGCGTTCGACATCAACAACCCGGCCCGGCAGGCTGCATTCCTTGCGCAGATAGGCCACGAATCGGGCGGTCTGAAGTGGATCAGGGAACTGTGGGGGCCGACTGCCGCACAACTGCGCTACGAGGTGCGCGGCGACCTGGGAAACAACCAGCCGGGGGATGGCCGGCGCTATGCCGGGCGCGGCTGGATTCAACTGACCGGACGGGACAACTATCGCCGCGCCTACCAGCGGCTGCGCGAGCGGTTCCCCGACTGCCCGGACTTCGAGGCCGAGCCCGAGCGGGTGGCAACTGCCAGGTGGGCGGCGCTCACTGCGGCCGAGTTCTGGTTCAACGCCGGCCTGAACACGCTGGCCGACCAGGGCAAGTTCGAGACGATCACGCGGCGCATCAACGGCGGAACCAACGGGCTGGCTGACAGGCTGGCGCGCTGGGAGGGTGCCAAGCAGGCGCTTGCGTGATGTTCGGCCTGTACGCGCGCCTGGCCGTCGCTGCCGCGATTGCCCTGGCGCTGGCCGGCACACATTGGAAAGCCTACACCAAGGGGCGCGATGTCGTGCGGGCGGAATGGGCGCTGGACGTTGCCGAACGCACAGCGGCGGCACTGGCCGCGTCCGAAGCCGCGCGCAAGGCGGAGCAGGAACTGCAGGCCAAGAACGATATTCTCAGGGGGAAATATGCTGACCAGATCAAGGCTGTGCGCACTGTGGCTGACGCTGCTGGTGTCGGGATGCGCGACCTCCAGCAAGCCCTTGCAGGCCCCGTTGCCGCCGCAAGTGCCAGCCCCACCGCCCGAGCTGATGACGCCAGTCGAGCCAGGATTGTGGTCGGAGCATGCGCTAGAGAGGTTCAAGGCATGGCTGCGCTACTTGACGAACGAGAGCAACAGCTTATAGCCCTGCAGGCTTATGTCAGGACGGTGCAGCAGACGAAGCCCTAGCCCCTGCGAATCTCAGCGGCAAAGACTTCCCCGCCTCTTACCATGCGCTCCCGTTCGCACACCTTAGCCGCCCTCTCTCGCTCTGCTGCTGTAGCTGCCTGCCAAGCCTCCCACTCTGCTGGATAGCTCGGCTTGCGCGACAGTTGCCACGCTTCAAACGCTTCTCGCTGCGTCACAGCCTGCCGGTCTTCGTTCGTCATTCCGCCTCCAAAGGAATATCGCGCATGGGTGGGCGGGCGTAGAAAGGCGGCTGCGAACCGTTCCACGGCCTTGCGGGTAGTGGCGCCCGCCCGAAAACATCAGACCTCGCGCACCACCAGATACTGGCCGCTGTGCACGTAGGCATCCACCATATCGGTGGGGCCGTTGATGGCGTACTCGTTGGCCATCACATCGGGGGCTTGGTTCGTTCCGCCCATGCCGTCCGGCATGGTGGCGCCCTTCTGCCACACCTGAACCACCAGCTTGTGGTCGCTGGTGTCCGCGTTCTCGATCCGTACTTTCTTGGTCATCATTGGCTTTCAAAAAGTGGCGCGTTTACCGGGGCACGCGCCTAACCCCTCGCTCAACTTGACCGCCTACGGCGGCAAGTTAGCTCGAACGTTATGCCCTTCGGGTACGGCAACCGTGTTGGCTGCTGTTTCCCTTGCAGGGCGTAGGTGTAAATGTGCTTCCCCGGTACTGCTACCTCCGTCAAAAGCCCATCCTCTTGCAGCTTCCGTAGCCGCT